CGTGCCCATGGGGTACGCCCCCACCTTGCCGTAACTGGTGCCGGGGCCGCTGCGGATGTTGACGCCGATGCTGGGCGTCACGGTGTACTTGCTCATAGGCTTGTCCTCCTGTTCTGGCGGCTTCTGGCCGTCCTCCGTCGTCCAGATACACAGATAGCCCTTGACCCGCTTACCGTTGCTGATACGCTGGCCGTCCCCAAAGTCGCAGTTAGAGGAGCTGCCCGCGTCGAGGCCCAGGGCCCGCAGGTTGGCCGCCTGGTCGTACCGGCAGCCGATGGTCACCAGCTCGTCCCGCAGCCCCTCCGGCGTCTTAGCGTCCGCCGTGCCGTCGCCGGAGCAGTACAGGATCACCCGCGCCCCGGCCAGCAGGACGGCGGAGCGCCCCCGTGTGCCCCCGTACTCCGGGGAGTAGCTGAGGGCCTTACCTGGCCCTCTGGTGGGTGTCAGCAACTCAACGCCGCTGATGTAGTTCCCGCGGCCCGCAGCAGGCACAATCTCTAGGCTGATGTCCTCGCCCTTGTCCCAGGCAAGCCCCCAGCCGTTCCAACCGGCGGAGGCCTTAACCGCGCCGTTGATTTTGAGGTTGCCCACCGGGCGGCCCGTGTCCGTGTCGTAAAACCAGGCATTGATGATGTACTGGCACCCGCAGGCGGCCTTGACCTGGTCCATGGACCGCCCCCCGGCCTCCACCAGGGCGGCCCTGGTGATGGCCGCCCTGGGGATGACTGCTATGTATTTACTCATGGCCTTCCTGCTCCTTTTCCCACTCCTCGCGGGCCGGGCCAGAGATGGGACCGGGATCGGCGGCACTCTCCACCAGCTTCGCCATGGCGGCGCAGTTGCGGGGATTCTCGTTCCACAGCTCCACCAGCGCCTTATAGTTGTCCTGGCATACCCGGTGCCAGACGTTGACGGCGGAGGTCACACCCCCGTGCTCCAGGGCCTCATACTGGGGCTTGAGGGCCGCCCAGTCGGGCAGATACTCCGGGTCGAGCCCCGTCATGATGTGGTCTACCTCCCGCCCGTGTCGGATGTTGTTGAGCAGCATGGAGCGCCCCACACCCGCATCCACATCATTGGCGTTGGCCAACGCGAAGGAGGCCGGGGTCAGCTTGGCAAAGTTCAGTTCGGTGATCATGTTCATTCGTCCTTTCTTATTTACGGCCTTTGGCCGGTTTAAACGGTTTCGGTGGCGGGTTCGTAGGTTTCTCCAATGTACTGCTGATACTCTTCTTGTGTGATGACGCCATCGGCCACGTCGGCCCGCGCCAGGGTGCGTACGTCCTCCTTTACGGGGTCAAGGACGCCATCAAAGGTCCGTGCCCCCCGTTTGATACTGCGCCAGTAGCTGTGTGCGATTGCTTTTACTGCCATTGCTTTTAACCTCCCAGCATTTCATATATATCCAGCAACGCATCGTCCTGCTGTGCGTTGATAGATTCCTGTTCGGCCTGGCTCTCAAAGAGCGCGATAGCGGTTTCATCAGTCTGCGCCAGAGCTTCCTCCAGGGCCGCCACCCGCTCCTCTACAGATGGCGGCTCAGGTTCAGGCTCCGGCTCGGGAGGCCGCTCGGTGGGTGTGACACCAACCAGCCTGCCTTCCTCAATATGGAGGTCACACCAGCCACAGGTCGCCCACACGGCGGCCTCCAGGTGGGAGGGCACCTCTATGTAACCATCCTCCCACACCCTGGCGGCGCCGTGGCGGGACTGGATGTTGTGGGAGCCGTCCTCGCGGGCCAGAATCTCTATAATGGTCATGAGGCACCTCCGAATTTCAATGCTACATAATTGAGCGGCTGTGCCGGATTGCCAGTTGAATTTATGTTTGTGCTACCATCCCATGTAACATACTGACTTCTGTTATTCCCTGTGGAAATTTGGGCTCGTACTTTTGGATATAGCATGGCAAACGGCGGAATACTATTGGCCCCTTCTCCTCCGTATATAACCCATACCGCATCCGGCGTGAACGGCAAGGTAACGCTGCTCGTAAAGGCTCCAACCGCTGCGCCTTCAAGGGTCGCTCCGCCGAGCTTGTCCGCCACACTCGACCCATCCGGCATCATAACCGCTTCAGCCAGCGTCTGCGGGAAGATGTCGCACTCCTTGCCCTGCATCCGCTCCACCCGGTACGGGTCAACAGGCAGCGCCAGGGTCGTCTTGGTGTATGTCCAGCTCCGGGTCTGATTCACCGTGCCGCTGGTGGCCTGCACGCTGGCCTTGATGGTGATTGCCCCTGCACCAGGGTCGAGCATCGATACGGGGATCACAATTGCCTGTCCACTGGCCGGGGTAAGCGTGCGCTCGTGGCCATTGATGATTTCCGTCACTGTAATTTGGTTCCCCGTGTCAGAGGTCACGGAGTATGTCACTGGGGCTTTAATGGTGCCAAGATTGCCATCTGTGCCGGAGATCACGAGGGCGGACGCGGGGATAACCTGCACGATATCTGATTCCTTTGGGGTTCCGTAGGAGCCGAGGATACTAGCAGACACACGGTACCGAACACTTGTCCAATTCCCAGCGGCGTCCGTATAGTTCAGGTTGCCTCCTTCATATACCTGCGTCCAGCCTCCATTATCGGCATTGCGCTCCAGCTTATAGGTTTTTGCGCTGTTTACAGAACTCCAAGTAATATCAATCCCGTTACCGGCCATAGTATAACTTGGGACCATAATGCTGACAGGAGACGGAGGAGTGATCGAAACCATCCCGTCATCCAATACCAATAGTGTCGTTGGCATTATCAAAGCGGGGCGGACGCCAAATGCTTCATGGGTTCTGCCTTGATGGAAGTCACCATAGGTGTTTACGTAATACGCTTCTTCCTTGTCATAAGTCATAGGAGAGCGGAGCCACCAGATTGCAGCCTTTTGGTTCAAATACGCAACCCGCTTTTTATTCGCAAATGTTTCATATCCAGACGGAAAGTAGGTAAGTCTGGCTCCGTCATTCGGAAAATAATAACCCGAAGCATTAGTTGCACCTAGCTCATAGCATGACAACAGAAAAACCTTGCAAGAGTACCCGTTTGAACCGGTTTGGTCAATTCCCCCACTTCCCCCATTCTTTCGGTATGGAATCTTTACCTGTTTAATAACGCTTCTGATATTGGAGTCGTATCTAGCAAACATAGTAGAGTCTAACCATACCTGAATATCGGAGTTTTCAAACTGGTTAAAGTCATCAGCATTCCACACACGGTTTTCGGCAATATCTTTCCGTAAAAGCCATGTTCCATCACAGCTTTCATCGTACATACTATCCGGCGGCTTACCTTGCTGGATAACCAAATATTCTACAGGAGAGCCGTTTTCGTTCAGTTTGACAATAGCCCCAACTGCCACATTTCCAAGTGTCTGTGCCATTTACCCCTCACCTCCCGCATAGTCCGCCAGAATCAGGCCATAGAGCGTATTTGCCTTCCGGGAGGCCGGAGGCACCGCCTCCTCCACCTCATAGAATCCACCTATGTCAGGGAGCTGCCCGGCGGGCACCTTGCCATCGGGCCCCAGCGTCGCCAGTCCCGAAAATGCCTCTCCGATCTCTTTAGCGGCCGTCTGCGCGGCGTTGACCTGCTCCATGAGGTAGTTGTAGCCGTGCTGCTCGCTCAAGCCCACCTCTGCCCCGGTGGGGGCCACGGTCTGTCCGCCGGTCCAGTCCTCCGGCAAGTCTGCCGGAAGCGGAGTTTTGATCGGATTTTCAGCCATTGCTTACCACTCCTTCCGCGACGGGGATAATGTGCTTCAAGACCACATTCGTGGTAACAGGGATATACACGGTGGAGGACGTGAGGATATTCCCCTCTGCATCCAGCAGTTCCAGGGCGGTGATCTCTGTGGCCTGGGACGGCATGATGGTATAGGTGACGGTCAGCTCCGACCCCTCCACGGTCTTGGTCAGTCCGGTAATCGCAACTGTTCCGTTGACCCGGGCGGAGGCCACATCGCCGCTGACGAAGTTCGCCACACCGGCCAAGAGGGCCTGCTGGATGGATGGCGTCTCAGGCATCTTAATCACTCCCTCCGGGCCGTCGGTTGCGAAGGGCAGCCGCCCCAGCTCCCACGCCCCCAGCCTGTAGTTATAAATTCTCTGCGCGGACGAAATTATCTCGGAGAGCAGCAGCCCCGTCCGCACAAACGGGGCGTTGACCCACACGATATGCGCCGGTTTGATACGGTTGATGGTGAAAGCCAGCTCAGTGGCGTAGTTCTGGTTTTGGGCCGCGCTTTCGATATAAAGTGTGTAGTTTGGGTAGTCTACCGTGACCTTCCATTCACCCGGCCCAATCAGCTCGTCCAGCTTTTGATAGAGGAATCCCAGGGTATAGGGCGGACGGGTAGAAATGCGGTTGAGCACGCGGGTCCTTCGGAATGCCAGGCTTTCCACCTGTGGGTTTGGTACAATTCGGAATACCTGCTCCCACATGCCAACCGCCCTCTCGTCCATCGTCTGGAAAAAGAAATTGTCAGCCACACCCACGATTTCCTCCGCCAGGGCCTCAAACTGCTGCTGTTCGGTCAAGCAGATCTGCTGATAGTCCAGCACCTCCCGGTACCACGGGGGCAGCAGGGACAGCAGGCTGGTATCCAGCTCAATTGGATTCATTCAGCGTCACCGTCCCTATCACGGGCACCTGCTGGGTTTCGCCCGTCTCCGTCAGGAGGAGATCTGCCGTACCGCCGTTGAGCTGCACGTTGGTGGCGTTGACCACGCCGGCCACCCCCACGATAGCGGCGGTAACCCTGGCCACGTACACATCGGCAGCGTAGGACACGTTGTTGGCGGACACGTTGGTGTCCCACCCCTGCCGCACGCTGCGCAGATATGTCTCAATGGCCTGCTCCACCGGTTCCTGCACCTGTCCGATGGCATATCCGGCGGCCAGCAGGAGGGTGGCGGAGACATTCACCGCCAACCCTGTCGGGGCCACCGCCGTCACCTTTGCCCCGATAGGGGCCAAGCCCAGCCCCAGCCCCTGGTTGGGGGGCGGGTCGATGGCATTCTGCACCTTCTCCACCAGTGTGGATGAGCCAGGCAGGAAATCCGCCCCCAGAACGGACAGCTTCACAGTGCCACCGCCGCTCCAGGTGGGGTATACCTGCACCCCGCCCACGCCGTCAATGGCGAGGACGTTC